TGGGTTCGGATGGTGAACTTGTAAGAGGGTACGATAGATATAAAAACACTATAGATGGTGTCGAAAAAGTTATAGACGAAGAGCTACAAGACGATATAAATTTTTGCCCACCGGGTTTTTATTATGATCGTGTAGTTGAATCATGTATGCCTATTGAATCACTTACTGATGATACAGGAGCTGTAGCTGGCCCACCAAATACTATTAGGCCACGTCCACCAAGTACACCAAGACCGCCTACTACAAATCCAACACGTCCGCCCGTTTCTCAACCAATTTCAGGTGGCGTAACTATTCGTAAGCCTAAATTTTTTCGAGATGGCGGATCAGTAACACCTAATATTGATAGTTTCTTTAGCGGAATGGGAAGATAAAATGGCAAAACTAACGGCACGACAAGAAGCGACGATGAAAAAGCACAAGGTTCATCATACTGCAAAGCATATGAAGGACATGAGAAGCGCAATGGAATCTGGAAAGACTTTTACGCAGGCTCACATCATTGCAAAGAAAAAGCAAAAAGATAAAAAGTAATGGATAATCTTGGCAGTTTTTCGGAGTATCTAACTGACGAAGAGTTAGCCAAGGTTGCTCCAATGCTTGAGCGTTTAACTACGCTAGACAAACGTGCTCAAAAACAGAACGACTATATGAGCTTTGTAAAGCACGTTTGGCCTCAATTCATTGAAGGCAGACACCACAAGATTTACGCTGAAAAGCTACAAGCCGTTGCAGATGGTAAGTTAAAAAGATTAATTATTAACATGCCACCTCGTCATACAAAGTCTGAGTTTGCAAGTTATTTGTTTCCAACTTGGTTAATGGGCAGAAGACCTGACCTAAAAATTATTCAAGCAACGCACACGGCAGAACTTGCTGTTGGTTTTGGTCGTAAAATAAAAAACCTTATTGAGAGCGAAGACTTCAAGGATGTATTTCCTGAAGTTAGCTTGGCTGCTGATGCGAAGGCCAGCGGACGTTGGAGTACAAACAAAGGTGGCGAATACTACGCTGTTGGTGTTGGAGGTGCTTTGGCTGGTCGTGGTGCGGACTTGGCTATTATTGATGACCCTGTATCTGAGCAAGATGCTTTAAGTGCGACTGCTTTGGATAACATATACGAATGGTATACATCTGGCCCAAGACAACGTTTACAGCCCGGTGGCGCGATTATTATCGTTATGACACGTTGGTCTATTCGTGATTTGACTGCTAAGGTTTTAGCAAAACAAAGTGAAAAAGGTGCTGATAAGTGGGAGATTGTAGAGTTCCCTGCTATTATGCCATCTGGCGAATCATTATGGCCTGAATACTGGGCTTTAGAAGAACTAGAAGGCGTTAAGGCTTCTATTCCTGTTGCCAAATGGAATGCGCAGTACATGCAGAACCCTACTGCTGAAGAGGGTGCAATCATTAAACGTGAATGGTGGAAAGTCTGGGATAAGGACGATCCTCCTGAGTGTAGTTATATTATTCAAAGTTATGATACCGCGTTTAGTAAAAGCGACAGGGCTGACTATAGTGCTATAACAACATGGGGTATTTTTACCGATGAGCAGACGCACCAAGAGCATATTATATTATTGGATGCTGAACGTGGTCGCTGGGAGTTTCCAGAATTAAAAGCTGAAGCTTTGGAGTCATATAAGCTTTATGATCCTGATATGGTTTTGATAGAGCAAAAGGCGAGTGGAATGCCATTAACGCAGGAGTTACGGCGTATGGGTATTCCTGTAACACCGTTTACTCCTAGCCGTGGTGCTGATAAGTTTACGAGAATGCACGCTTGTGCGCCTGTGTTTGAGAGTGGCATGGTATGGTTTCCTGAGACTAACTTTGCTGATTTAGTTATGGAAGAATGTGCCGCTTTTCCAAATGGTGAACATGATGACTTGGCGGATTCGATGACACAGGCTATACTACGTTTTAGACAGGGTGGTTTTATTACGACTCCAAGTGATTATGATGATGATGAGGAAGCGGCTTTTTTCCGCCAGAAACGCGAATACTATTAGGAGACTATTATGGCTGATGAAGATGTTAAAAGAGCACTAATGGAGGCTTTAGGTGGGTCTACTCGCCCACGCTCACGTCCACAAGGTATGGGCGAGTCTGGCAGAGCCATTTCCAATGCTGACAAGCTGAAGATGATGATGCGTGAATCTGAAGGCGTTGGCGAAGCTGACACGAAAATTTCTCCTGAACAAATGAAATTGCTTGAGCAAATGATGAAGCAACAGCAAGGCGTAAGAGATAAAGCTGAACGCAAAGCCTTTCCACCAGCATCTATGATGAACCGTGGCGGCGAAGTTAAACGCAAAAAGAAGCCTAAGATGGGCGCAGTTATGAAGGGCCGTGGCGGCTCATATAAAGGAATTAAATAATGGCTTCTAAGAAAAAAACTTTTGTGGAATCTCAACCTGAAGGTGCTTTAAAGGGTACTTTTTTTGATTACGTTCCAGATGCTTTACAAGTTGGTAATTATCTTAAACAGTTTATGTCTAAAAAAGATTCAGAACCACAATCAGGTACTGGAAAAGCTGTAATGAAGGGCCGTGGAACTAAATTTAAAGGAGTAAAGTAATGAAAAATCCTAGTAAAAGTCAGGTTGGTCTTAAAAAACTTCCTAAAGACGTTCGCAATAAAATGGGTTATTTTGCCAATGGCGGCAATGTTCACAAGATGCCAGACGGTTCAATGATGTCAGATAACGATCCATCTATGGGAAGTTACGAACATGGCGGTCAGGTTTCAAACTCTGGTCACTCTCGTGGTGGCGGTGCAGCACTCAGTGGCACTAAGTTTACTGGGGTGAAGTGATGCCTAAAATAACCATAGACATTCATCTTCCTTATGATGATATGCCTGAATATGACATGCCTGAAGATGAGGTATTGATTGTTGAAGACATTGTTGATGAGGACGTTTCAGAAGAAATTGTTATTACTTGCCCCACTTGTGGACAAGTAATTGCCGAAGATGTTGATGAAGACTAACCGCAGCATTATGACAGGAGCCTAAAATGGCGATTGAACAAGGATTAGGTGCTGGCGGAATTCCCGACGAGCCTATAGTTGAAGATAATACCCGTATGATGGAACTCCCCGATCTTCTTCCTGAAGTTCCGGGCGTTACTGAGCTTGATGATGGAAGTGTCATTGTTGGCGAATACGAAGAAGAAGGCGAGCCTGTAGAAGAAATCGAGTTCGAGGGGAACTTGGCTGACGTTATGGACGAAGGCGATTTAAACGATATATCTTCTAGTCTTGTTGGTTCTATAGACGATGACCTTTCTGCCCGTTCTGACTGGGAAGACACTTACAAGAAGGGCCTTGAGTTCCTTGGCATGAAGACTGAGGAGCGCAGTGAGCCGTTTGAAGGTTCTTCTGGCGTTATCCACCCGTTACTTGCTGAGAGCGTTACACAGTTTCAAGCTCAAGCTTACCGTGAGATGCTACCATCTAGCGGACCTGTCAGATCACAGGTTGTTGGCGCTCAGAACGAAATTCTTGTTAAGCAGGCAGAGCGCGTTAAAGATTATATGAATTATATGATCACTTACGAAATGGAAGAATACGATCCTGAGATGGATCAGATGTTGTTCTATCTCCCTGTGATTGGTTCTACATTCAAGAAAGTTTACTTCGATCCTTTAAAGGGTCGCGCTGTTAGTAAGTTTATTCACGCTGAAGACATCATCGTGCCTTATGGCGCGTCTGATTTTGCGTCTTCGCCTCGCATTACACATCGTTTGTCTATGGATTCTAACGAGATTCGTAAGCTACAACTTGCAGGATTTTACCGTGATATTGATCTTCCTAGCCAAAGCGAAGGCGAAGATTCGTCTATGGATGAGGTCGAAGAGTCAATAGATGACATCCAAGGCATTCACCCTTCTGGTCCCTCCGAAGAACTTACATTGTATGAAGTTCACACATCCTTAGACATTGATGGCTTTGAGGATTTGGGTGCTGATGGCGAGGCTACAGGATTAAAGCTTCCGTACATTGTAACCGTGATTGCTGACTCAGGTGACGTTCTTTCTGTGCGCAGGAACTACGACCCAATGGACCCTATGAAGCGTGCAAAGCAGTATTTTGTACACTACAAATTCCTGCCCGGTTTGGGCTTTTATGGCTTAGGTCTAACGCATATGATTGGTGGATTGGCTCAAGCTTCTACGTCTATCCTGCGTCAACTTATAGATGCAGGCACGCTCTCTAACCTACCAGCAGGCTTTAAAGCCCGTGGCGCTCGTATCCGTGATGAAGATTCTCCCCTTCAGCCCGGTGAGTTCCGCGATATTGATGTGGTTGGAGGCACCCTGCAAGGCTCTTTGATGCCCCTCCCTTTCAAGGAGCCTTCAGGGACGCTTTATAACCTTCTTGGTACACTTGTAGATGCTGGACGTAGGTTCGCATCAATGGCTGACATGAAGGTTGGCGAGATGGGCGGAGATACGCCTGTTGGAACTACAATGGCTATTATGGAGCGCGGCACTAAAGTTATGTCCGCCATCCACAAGCGTTTGCATTACTCTCAGCGTATTGAGTTTAAGCTTCTGTCTAAGATTTTCTCTGAGACTGTGCAGGCTTATCCGTATCCAGCAGACATGCAGATGGGTCCTGAAATCTTCGCACAAGACTTTGATAATCGCGTAGATGTGCTTCCTGTTTCTGATCCTAACATCTTCTCTATGTCCCAGCGCATTGCATTGGCACAGACAGAGTTGCAGTTGGTTCAATCCAATCCACAGATACACGGTGGGCCACAGGGTCTATATCAAGCGTATCGCAAGATGTACGAAGCGTTAGGCGTAACTAATATTGATGGCATTCTGCCACCTCCGCCTCCGCCTCCCCCACCAGTTAATCCATCTAAGGAAAACCAGTTGGCTTTACAGGGTGCTCCGTTACAGGCATTCCCAGAGCAAGACCACGAGGCTCACATAGAGGCTCACATGGCCGTTATGTCTACTCCAGCTATGCAACTGAACCCTAGTGCCATTATGGCATTACAGGGCCACATACAGGAGCATATAGGTCTACTCGCAGAGGCGCAGGCACAGCAGGAAGTTATGTCTCAGATTCCACCAGAGCAAATGCAGATGATGCAACAGCAAGCTCAGATGATGCAACAACAAGGGCAGATGGGTGGACCACAAGGTCAACAGCCTCCTGCTGATCCTATGGCGCAGTTTAAGCCACAGATTGATTCTCTTGCGGCACAAATTATCGCTGATTTGACTGAAGAGCTTGCTCAAGCGGTTAGTCCACCTGAGCAGTCTGATCCGCTTGTGGACATCAGGAACCAAGAACTTCAGTTAAAGGCTGCTGACTTACAGCGCAAAGAAGCTGAGTTTGAGATAAAGCAAGAGTTTGCTCGTGAAAGAGAACAGAATGACGTTCTTACCGCGCAGCAACGTATTGATGTTTCTGAGGCCGCATTATCCGATAAGACTAGAATTGCAGAAAACCGCATTCAAACACAGAGAGACATTGCGGCTTTAAACTCTAACACAAGGAACCAATAAAATGGGATCAGTAAGAGATAAAATGATTGAACAAATTCGTGCAGCAAAGCGTGGGACTGTCATAGCAGAACCTGTTGTTCAAGTAGAAGTTGTTGTAGAAGTGAGAGCGCGGGATGAAAACGGACACTTTATTGCAGATGACCCAGCCACATCAGAAAACGAAGCGTGGACTAAAAAGCCAGTTGCAAATCCTGCCAAAAATAAAAAAACAAAAGTCAAAAAATCTAAGTAGGTTCAGCAGTATTGCAAGGCCCCAGAGATTCCAAGGTATTTTCTGATTTCTTGGTATTTCTACTTGTATCTCCCGCATAATCTCATACTATATGCGGTATGGATGCACTACACTTAGCAGAATATCTATATAAGAGCATTCGTGAGCGCGATGCCCGTCTAAAAGACAGGCTTGCGGACGGTTCGATACAAACCTTTGAGGAGTATCGGTATATAGTGGGCGAAATACGCGGCATGGCCTACGTTGAGGAAGAACTCAAAGTCGCGATGAAAGGTATAGAGTACGCGGATGACTAAAAAGTTATTTGTGCCAGAACACGTTGCAAGAGCAGCGGGAAATGTCACAGGAGAATCTTCAGAGATTCCCAAACCATTAGAAAATGCCTTTGGTAAAGGTGCCAAGAACAAAAACGCAGATGATCCTTCAGAAATAAAGCAATCATCTTTAGAGAGACTGCCACAGCCTACAGGCTACCGCGTCCTCATCATTCCTTATTATCCTAGCGAGAAAACAAAGGGCGGAATTATCGTTCCTGATTCAGTTCGTGAGCGTGAATCTTTCGCCACAGTTGCGGCCTATGTTGTTAAGCTAGGTCCAGACGCATACAGCGATGCCCAGAAGTTCCCAAGTGGTCCTTGGTGTAATGAGAAAGATTGGGTTCTTATAGGAAGATATAGTGGAAATAGGTTCAAAGTGGAAGGACTTGAGGTTCGTATTATAAATGACGATAATATTATCTCGACAATCCTTGACCCTAAAGACATTTCGTATGTATAAGTTAATGGAGAGCAAGGAAAATGGCTATGTCTGAAGATATTCGTGAAGACGACGAATTTGAAAACGGTACTTCTGTTGAAGTTGAAGAAGATCAAGTAGATGATATTGATTCTTCTGACGACGACGATGAAAGCCGAACAAATGTTCGTGGTAAATCATCCGGGGACGATGAGCTAGAAAATTATAGCGAATCCGTTCAGCGCAGGATCAATCAACTGACAGCGAAACGCAAGCAAGCATCCGAAGAAGCTCAAGCTGCGTATCAATACGCTGAAGAAATCAAAAAAGAAAACGAGTCCATGAAGACTCGCCTGCAACAAGTTAGTGCAGGATACAACTCAGAAGCCGAAGGTCGCTTGAAGGCTCAAGAAGCCCAAGCAACTCGTGCTTACGCAGAAGCAAGTGAAGCTGGCGATTATGATCGTGCAGCTAAAGCTCAACAAGCTCTTGCTCAGATTGCTGTAGCCAAAGACAAAGTTCGCTCTCAAAAGAGTCAGATTGAACGTCAAGGCCAACAGCAGAAAGCGCAACAAGAACAGCAAGCTCAGGCTCCTCAGCAGCCTCAGCAGCAACAAGCGGCTCCCGCTCGTGATAAAAAACTAGATGGTTGGTTAGATAAGAATAGCTGGTTTGGAAATGATCGCATTATGACGCGAACTGCTCAAGCTATTCACGAAACTCTAGTTTTGGAAGAGGACTACGATCCTACGTCAGACGATTACTATAAAGAAATCGACTCGCGTATGCGTAAGGAAATGCCTCAAAAGTTTAAGGAGAAACGGTCCAACGCTCAGACTGTTGCTCCCGCGTCTGGAAACGGACGGTCAGTAAAATCAGGGCGGAAGAAATCGGTAGAATTATCGCCGGGTCAAGTTGCGTTTGCGAAGAAAATGAGAATACCACTCGATAAGTATGCGCGAGAAGTAGCTAAAATAGATAATAGGCGGAGTGAATAAAATGGCAGACAGGACATCACGCGACTCAGGTACGCGGGAGAGCGCACAGCGCCCACAACAATGGCGTCCGGGTTCTGCTTTAGAAGCCCCGGAACCACCAATCGGTTTTAAGCACCGTTGGATTCGTGAATCCGTAATGGAATACGATGATAAGACTAACGTACATAAAAAACGGCAAGAAGGCTGGGACCTCGTTCGCGCTGAGGAATATCCCGATTATGTTGGACCAATAGTAGATGAGGGACGCAACGCTGGCACCATTGGTGTTGGTGGACTTGTTCTCGCTCGCATCCCTGTTGAATTGGCCGAGCAGCGGAATGCACACTATCAAGGTGTAGCACAGAATCAAATGGACGCAGTAGATCGTGACTGGATGCGTGAAAACAACCCAGCCATGCCAAAGTCTGCTGCTCAACGTAAATCATCCGTTTCTTTTGGACAAAAAGGACGCGGAAACTCTGAAGGAGAGTAAAGATGGCGAATCAAGACGCTGCCTTCGGCTTACGCCCCATTGGACGTGTAGGGGGAACTCCCTATACTGGTGGGCAAAACCGATACAGAATCGCCGCAAACTACGGAACAGCTATTTTCCAAGGTGACATGGTTATGCAAGTAACTGGTGGAACAGTGGAAATTCACGCCGATGGCGGGACTGTACCTATTGTTGGCGTATTTAACGGGTGTCAATTTACTGACCCCACAACAGGAGAACAAAGGTTCTCCAATTTTTACCCTGCAAGCACTAATGCTTCTGATCTTATTGCCTTTATTATTGATGACCCAATGGTTGTTTTTGAAGTGCAAGCAGATGCAGCATTTCCAGTTGCTGACTTGTTTGGTAATTTCGACGTTGTTTACACAACTGCTGGTAGTACAACTACTGGTATTTCAGGCGCTGAACTAAAAGTAGCTGATGGAGGAACTGCAACTACGCTTTCCCTCAAGGCTATTGATATTTCTGAAGACCCTGAAAACAGTGATGTGGCATCAGCAAATACGAATGTAAAAGTAGTCATTCAAAACCATATATTCGGCGTCAAAGGCGCTGGGTTAGCATAGGGAGATTGAATCATGGCTATTTCACGTTCACAACTAGTTAAAGAACTAGAGCCGGGCCTCAACGCCCTGTTCGGTATGGAGTATGATCGTTACGAAGGCGAACATGCTGAAATCTTTGACACAGAAACTTCAGATCGTGCTTTTGAAGAAGAAGTTATGCTCGTCGGATTTGGGAATGCTCCCACAAAATCCGAAGGTGCAGGCGTTTCTTTTGATAACGCAAATGAAGCCTACACTGCTCGTTATTCACACGAGACTGTAGCGCTTGCATTCGCACTTACTGAAGAAGCAATCGAAGACAATCTCTATGATCGTCTTGGAGCGCGTTACACTAAAGCACTGGCCCGTTCTATGGCCCACACAAAGCAAGTAAAAGCTGCCGCAGTATTGAACAATGCGTTCAACTCTAGCTTTACTGGCGGCGATGGCGTAGAACTTTGCTCTACTGCTCACCCACTTGCGGGTGGTGGTACTTTCCGCAATGAGCCGTCAACAGCAGCAGACCTCAACGAAACTTCGTTGGAAAATGCTCTTATTGACATCTCAACCTTTGTGGATGAGCGTAACATGATCATTGCTCTTCGTGGCACTAAGATGATTATTCCACCACAACTGCAATTTATTGCGGATCGTTTGTTGGAATCAACATTGCGTGTTGGCACTTCAGACAATGATCTAAACGCGATAAAGAACATGGGAATGCTCCCAGAAGGATATACAGTCAATCACTTCTTGACTGATCCCGATGCGTTCTTCCTTAAAACTGATGCTCCTAACGGCTTCAAACATTTTGAGCGCTCACCTATGCGCACAAACATGGAAGCTGATTTCGACACAGGCAACATGCGTTTTAAAGCTCGTGAACGCTATAGCTTCGGCTTTAGTGACCCACGCGCTGTATTCGGTTCACCCGGCGCATAACACGAACAAATGTTCTTGTTTGAAAGAGGGCGGTTTAACTGCCCTCTTTCTTTTTGTAAAAATCTATTGTACTGTTTGGGCATCCCTGACAGTCGCATGGTGCGGCTGACTTAACCCTGACAGGAGATTATCATGGGTAATTCTACATTTAGCGGTCCAGTACGCTCGGAAAATGGCTTTCAACAAGTCACTAAAAACGGAACTACTGGTGAAATTACACCTTCGCAATTTGCGTTACAGACGATTGCCACCACAGGCAACAATGTCATTGACACAAGCTCAGGCACAGCCGCAGGTGCAAATAACGCCAGTCTAGACACAGGTGCTACTATTTTTGGTATCGTGCCAAACGCGCACGGCTCTGGTATTGCTGATGCTTCTATTAACACTTTTGTTAGCAAGGTTGGTGGCACAATCACGACAACTATTCTTATTGACCTTCACGGCGGGTTTGTTGGATCAGCTACAGGAG